TGAACAGCGCAAGTATCAGTCTTTGGAAATTGCTCGTGTGTCCAACATTCCTGCCTACCTTGTTTCGGCACCGCAAGAAGGTTCAGGCTTGACCTACACAAACGTGCAGGACTCAAACCGCCAGTTGTATCTGTATGGAGCCAAGCCATTTATTGAGTGCATTCAGCAAACACTTTCGGCCTCCAATGTTTTGCCACGCAATCGTTATGTCAAATACGACATTGAAAATTATCTAGAAGAAGAAATGGACGACGTCATGGTTGAACCAGTCGTTGACGTATCAGAAGAAAGCCAATCATGATTCACTTTGTAAATGTCCCCATCACTCTCGACGCATCCGCCGGCGAAGATGCTCCTAAAACCATTACTGGAATTGCAGTCCCTTGGGCCCCAGTATCAGCAACGGTTATGGACGGCACCAAAGTTTCTTTCTCTCGTGGCGCTTTCGACCTTGACATGAAAAACCCAAAGTTGCTTGAAAATCACGACATGAGCCAATTGCGCGGAGTCGTCACATCACTCGCTGATATGCCCGAAGGACTTGGATTTACCGCCACGTTCGCAAAGACGGGCGCAGCTGCCGACGCCATCGAACTCGTAAAAGCAGGCGCGTACGATTCGGTGAGCGTTGGTGCTGTCCCAACAAAGTTTAAGTACGACAAGAACGGCGTCATGGTTGTTTCAAAAGCAGACCTTGTAGAAATCAGTCTTGTCGCACAGCCAGCATTCAAAGATGCTGTCATTACAGAAATCGCTGCATCAGAACCAGAAGATGCAACCGAACCCACCCCAACAGATTCCGAGGAGGAACCAGAAGTGGCAACACAAGAAAACCCAGTGGTTGAGGCCGAGGCTCCAATCATTCCAACAACACCCATTTACGCAACCGCACGACGTGAAGTAAAACTTCCAACCGCTGTTGAGTACCTTTCAGCAGCTATCTCAGGTGGCGACCAATGGCGCGGAATGAGCGATGCACTTCGTGCAGCTGCACCAGACATCGTCACAACCGACACTCCGGGACTTTTGCCAACACCAATCATCTCACCTGTTTACAACAACTTCATTGGTCGTCGCCCAGTAGTTGACGCAGTTGGTGTACGCGCACTCCCTGCTGGTGGCAAGGTCTTCATTCGCCCTGAGGTGACGACTCATGTGACTATTGGCGCAAGTATTGCTGAACAGTCACCATCGCAAGGCACCCTTGTTGTTTTCAACAACCAAGTCACCAAGCAAATTTTTGGTGGATATGTGAATATCAGCGAAGCCGATATCGACTGGTCAGACCCTGCAATCTTGTCAGTCGTTCTTGACGACATGGGTCGTATCTACGCCAACGCAACCGACAACTACGCAGCCGACACGCTTGCGTCAGGTGCATCAGTTACACGCGCATTCGCAAACGCATCATTTGCTGACCCTTCATACTGGACAGGCTGGGTCGGTGGCGCAGCCTCCACAATCCTCAGTTCGTCAAACGGAAACCTTCCGGGCCACTTGTTTGTCAGCGCTGATATCTGGGAAGGCCTTCTTGCCTTGTCCGACACCACAAAGCGTCCTTTGTTCCCACAAGTTGGGCCAATGAACGCAGTTGGTGACCTTGGTGTAAACCAGTACGGCGGAAACGCTTTTGGTTTGTCTGTTGTTGTTGACCGCAACTTTGCAGCTGGAACGCTCATCATCGGTGACGCAACAGGCTACGAACTGTTCGAGCAGCAAAAAGGGGCCATAAGTATCGACTCACCATCGACGCTCTCACGTACACTGGCGTTCAGGGGCTACTTTGCAGCGCTAATGATTGACAACACCAAGTTTGTCAAGGCTGCATTCGCTTAATTTAAGCGAACTAGAAAGACTGCAAGACCATGGCTGTTTACAACCTCGCATTTCATACGAGACTAGACAATTATGCCATCATGCAGACTTTCGTTGACACAGACATTCAGTCACAAGACTCGGTAGTTATCGCAGGAGCCGCTCACAACTTCAACGGCACACACACTGTGGTTTCTACCGAGCCTTACGACTTCATTGGCGTTTCAGACGAAGGCGACTTGCTTTTTGACTATGACGTCATTATGGAAAACCAGTTCATATACGTCAGTGCAGGCGACAACCTTGAACGAAGCGTTGCCACCGGAACTGTCACTTACACGCCTACTTGCTCGTGGATTACCTCAGCCGACGTAACCAGTTGGTTAGGCATCGAAGTTGCTACCACTAACGACACCGCATTCATTGCTGTATGCGTCTCAGCGGCTAACAGTTGGGCATTCCGCAAGCGTAGAGAGGCTGGCTACACAGACAGCCTTACAACCGCTCCTGACGGCGCAGCCAAACTAGGAACAATCATGTATGCAGCCACCCAATATCGCTCTCGTGGCGCTGTTGACGGCTACGCATCTTTTGACTCAATGGGCATGGGTACCCCCACCATGTCTCTCGGTCAGATTATGCAGCTGCTTGGTTGCGGAAGGCCACAGGTTGCCTAATGGCTGCAACAGGCATTCTCTATGAGGCAGTGAACGCCACTAAGACCGCACTGACGACTTTGGGCTTGAAACCAGTCACAGACCCACGCAACGCGCGACCACTATCAGTAATGATTGAACTTCCAACGCTCGATGCCTTCACATACAACGTGGGCGATATTCGGCTAGTTATTCGCGTTCTTGCTGGGCCACCCGGAAATCAAGATAGCGGAGATTACTTGATGACAACCGTCGACACAATTATGAACTCACCAATCGCCATAGTGGATGGAAGGCCATCTCTCGCTTCATACGGCGAACAGATGCTTCCCTGCTATGACATGACCGTTGCCGTAGCAGTACGGCGCAACTAGAAAAAGGAGCCACCAATGGCAACACAAACATTCCTATCCAACGCGACTATCGGAATCACCCAAGGTGCAACCACAACTGACTTGTCAGACCAAGCCAATGCTTGCATGATTACCATTGGTCAAGACTCCCTTGAATCAACGGCATTCGGTGACACTGGTCATCGGTTTACTGGTGGCCTCCAGACAGTGGACGTGTCAATCACTTTCTTCTTGTCATATGGCGCAACCGAAGTTGAAGCAATCCTCGCATCATGCGTAGGCACAGGCAACACAATCTTGACCATCTCACCATCTGGTGCAACAGAGTCAGCAACTAATCCTGAGTACGTTCTCACAAACTGTATGCTTGCCAACTTCACCCCAATCAACTCAACAGTTGGTGAACTCGCAACCGTAGAGGCTTCCTTCACTGGCGGCACATGGGTACGCGACGTCACAACCCCATAATCAAGAAACAACACAATGCAACTCACGCTCAAAGTAACCACAGACCAAACGACTTATGAGGTTAAAACAAACCTCTACGTCATAATCGCTTGGGAACGAAAGTTCAAACAAAAAGCCTCCAACCTCGCCACTGGCGTAGGACTTGAAGACTTAGCGTTCATGGCTTTTGAATCTTGCAAAGTGCATGGCATTACTGTGCCAGCAATTTTTGACGATTATGTTAAGCGTTTAGTCGCTATTGAAGTTGTAACGGACGAACCCACAAACCCCACCAACGAGGCACCTACTCACGCTCTTTAGCAGAACTGCTAGTTGAGACTGGGTGGTGGCCTCCACAAATACCTTTCGAAATGCAAGACATGAACACTGTGATTGACGTCCTAAATAAAGCAAGACGCAAATGACAGCCACGGCATCTATTGAAATTGTTGGCGCTAAAGAAGCCATTAAGGCTCTTGGCAAAATTGACAAAGACCTTCGCAAGCAGTTCAATGCTGACGCTAAACAGATTGCGCAGCCATTGGTTTCTCTAGCTGCTTCTCGATATCCAGATGTACCTTTGTCCGGCATGAATCGCAACTGGACACAGGGCAACAAGAAAATCTTTCCTTACACCAAAGCCAAAGCAGTTAAAGGTCTAAAAGTCAAGTTCTCTACTCGGCGCAATGATGCCAATGTCATCTATGTGACTCAATCTGATGCTGGCGCTGTGGTGCTTGAAACTGCTGGTCGTGGCAAAAACACACTTTTGTCAGAGAACCTTCGAGCAAGAACTGCTCGTGTTTTGTGGCCTTCAGCCGAACAAGCATTGCCTTCCATACAGGCAGAACTTCGAGCGCTAGTGTTGCGCGTAATCGCTACGGTAAATCAGGAGTTGAAGTAATGGCTGTAAATATTCCCATCATCAGCGAATTTGACGGTTCTGGTATTAAGAAAGCCATTTCTCAGTTTAAGGACTTAGAAACAAACGGGCAGAAGGCGCAATTCGCTATAAAAAAAGCGGCTGTTCCTGCAGCTGCTGGGCTGGTAGCAGTAGGCGCTGCATTGTTTGACGCCACCAAAGGCGCTATTGAAGATGCAGCGGCACAAGACAAACTTGCTGGAATTATTGAACGAACCACGACTGCTACTGACGCTCAGATAAAAGCCAACGAAGATTGGATATCGGTTCAAGGCAAATTGCTTGGGGTCACTGATGACGAATTAAGACCAGTGATGGGTCGTTTGGTCAAGGCAACTGGCGACGTCACAAAGGCGCAGGAACTAGCAAGTCAAGCAATGGACATTGCAGCTGCATCTGGAAAGCCCTTAGAAAGCGTCGCCGCAGCTCTTGAAAAGGCTTATGGCGGAAACATGACCGCACTTCAGAAGTTGGCACCCGAATATCGAGACATGATTAAAGACGGGGCGTCGTTTGAAGAGGTCATGGCTTTAATGGCTAAAACTACTGGTGGTGCAGCTAGTGATGCTGCTAACACGGCACAAGGCAAGTTTGAGCGTTTAGGTATTGCACTCTCTGAAACTAAGGAAAGCATTGGCGCAGCTCTTTTGCCAGCCGTAGAAGCAGTCCTGCCGTTCCTAGTCAAGATGGGTGACTGGGCTGCCGAACACCCAGAGATTCTGTTGGCTATTGGTATTGCTATTGCCACCATTGCTGCCGCCATTGTTGCTGTGAACATTGCGATGGCGCTTAATCCGTTCAGCCTTATTGCTATTGGTGTTGTCGGTCTTGGCGCTTTGTTAGTTACGGCCTACAAAAAGTTTGAACCATTCAAAACTGTCGTTGATGCTGTATTTGGTGGCATCAAGTTTTGGATAAACAACGTCACGATTCCAGCAATACAAACAATGCTGACCGTATTCAAAACAGTGTTCAACGGCATTGCATCAGCATGGAACAACACAGTCGGCAAAATCTCTTTTGAGATTCCTAAATGGGTTCCCGGACTTGGTGGCAAAGGCTTTGATATGCCCAATATTCCTATGCTTGCTAACGGTGGAATCGTTACTAGTCCGACACTTGCCATGATTGGTGAGCGCGGCCCTGAGGCTGTAATCCCTCTTACTGGGCCTAACGCTGGCGCTGGCATGGGTGGCAACACCGTCAACATCAACGTAA